GATTGATATTGCATATTTACCTGCTTGTATTTTCTTTTGATTTAATTGTTCCATGCAAACATAACGGATTGCATCTATTGCGTGGTTAGAGTAATCAACGGGTATGTTTTCAAAGTCACCATTCTTATTTACAGTCCACACATACTCACTAAACTCTCTAACGATATTAACACTACTTTTAAGGATGTGTAGTTTGTGTTGGTGCATGATATCAATTCCCATTTTAATACTATCCTTACCTTTCCTAACAGGCTTTATATTATATCCTGCTCTATATATCTCCTCTATCAATCTACCTTCCGCACTATCTCCCCATATTGGATTTCTCTCTACATCTAACTGATTTAATTCTGCTACTATCTCACTTGTCACTAAACCTTTCTTATATAATAGTTCTTCAAAGTATAAGTTCTCTCTCCACTTATATACTGCTACTAATGTTGTTGGGTCAATACTAAATCCAAAGTCCATACCAAATGCAACAAACTCTGCTTCATCGGGTATAACATCTACTAACTCTGCACTAAAGATTGTTCCTACATTATTGCCTGGTAAACCTAATCCATATATCTTATAGTATTCAGGGTTAACATACTTTAATCTTTCAATCTCATCTACAATAGACTTCTCTAAAAAAGGATTATCTAAAAAGGTGCTGATATATAAACTGCTCTCAGGGTGTGTTTGTATTTCATTAAAGATATAGTGGTTAGTTCCAAACGATGGGTTATAAGCAATAATAGTTTTCTTTCTAGTTCTAATAAACAACTGAAAGTAATCTTCTCTACTTAATTCATTACACTCATCTATAAACAAATAGTCTCTTGCACTACCCTTTCTCTTTTCCGAACTATCAATTGACATAAACTCTACCATTGAACCATTATCAAATGTATAGATGTGTTCAGTAGCAGACCAGTTATCATCAGACCATATCTCTAAATCTTTCAGTATTGTTTGCCAGTCTCTCATAATACTAACTCTCATAGATGGAAAAGACTTTCTTACTACTGATACTACGATGTTAGGCTCCATTAAACAATGCACTAATATCCATTGTAAAGCAGAATAAGATTTACTGCTTCTAGTTCCACCCTGCAGTATACATATCTTTTTGCTCTCATCAATATCCCTATATGTCTTTGATGTGGTTATGTTTAGTTCCATCTACTATGTTTAGGTTGATTGATTGTATCTTTGCATTGACTTCCATTGTTCCTTTCACATCTATGCTTCTCATCTTCGGCATTGCATATTCTAATAACCTCATTGATAACTCTATAGCTTTCTCTGGGTTTTTCTTTTTTAGTTCTTCTAAATCTGCCTGTATTGTGGATAGTGTGTTATTAACTGCACGATTAATGGTTAGACGCATCTGCTCTGTTGTTCTATTCAACGAACCCTTTGGTCTCCCATTAGCATTTATTCTTTTATCTCCTTTAACGAACGCCATTGTATTTTAATTGTATTTTACTATTATAAAAACACATCTTATATTATTTGTTAGTAAACACACTCCATGCAATAGTTAATCCAATGGTGAGGAGATATGCAACAATGAGTAGGTATATTTCATCTATGTCTTTATTCTTTTTCATTTATGTCTATTAAATCGTATCCATATCCTCTTACTAATCTACCTTCACTATCTAAAATATAAAGTGCTCCACTAATCTCATCTCCTTTATGTATAATCTGCTTATCTTTAATCCAGTTCCAATCAAATTCAAAGTAAACATATTTATAATCTATTGAATGGTAGTTAGTCTTCATAGTGTCCGCGAGTATCAGGATATTCTTTTCTAATCATATTCTTTGTCTTTAGATTATTATCTTTTCTTTCTCTTGGCACCTTTCTATCAAATATCCATTCCATTATACCCAATTCTTTAGCTTCTTTCAATTGTTTCTCATAGTGTGCAAGAACATAGGACTTATCACCAGTCTTATTGTATTCTTTCCATGCATTACTTAAAGCAGTTCTTATACTACAAAATCTTGCACCTGCTTCATTTGTTCTATTATTAAAAGGATATGGTTTTTTTAGAGGACGCTTTGCTCTTTTAACTTCTTCAATTACTTTTTGTGCTTTATTAACACATAACCTACATTTGTTAATTGGTTTCATTGTATGATATGCAGAACCACATTCTTTACATATCCTATCTTCACCATTCTTGTGGTCAAACTTTCTACTCCATAATCCTCCTACCATAACTTATTCTTTATCTACTTTGAATGGATTGTCTATTACTTCTTTCATATACTTCCTTATCTTCTTAACTGAAAGGAATACTGTTGACTTACTTATCTTTATATCATTTGCTACTTCATCAAGAGTTTTGTCCGACATCCAATACAATTCAAATATCTTTGCAGGTGCCCACATCCTTGTTGCTGATAACTTTTGTAGTTCATCTATCACTTCTCTATGTGCCTTCTCTAACTCTTGGTCTTTGTCTGTATCATATTCTTCAAAAACATCTTCACTTTGAATTTCTTCTTTGTATACTATTCGGTTTAGCTTTTTGGTTTTGTTAATCCATCTACTTTCCAAAAATCTATAACAATAAAACATATGATAAGATACACCATAAAATATCTTTGGATTACATTTCTTATGTAGGTATTCATAAAGTTCTTGCACTAAATCTTCTGCTTCTTCTTTATTCTTTGTAAGCTTTTTAGCGTGTTTGATTAACCAATCGTTACTATTAATGTATAAATTGGTTAATCTTTCTTCACACTCCAAAGATAAACTACCTGTTATCATTTACTTTTATATAATTGTTAAGTGTGTCAACTGCAGCTTTCCAATACTTTGCGGCTGATGAACAAGTGCATGGTCTTGCACCATGATTACCATCTATCTTATTATACATGTCCCAGATATATCCTGTTTGATGTTCTGGTATATGTGTAGTAATGGTAATCATTACTTCTTTAAGTTGATTGAACTCTTGTTCGGATAACATTTACTTTACTTTAAGTTTCGGTAATTTAAGGTCTTTCATTTGTGGGGCAATTTGTCCTTGTTTGATTGGTCTATCCAAATCTGCTAGATACTTAATTTGTTCCCATGCTGGATGTGTCGGGCTAAATGACATACCTAATGATGCAATGATTAATAATAAATCATTTACATTCCTTACCTTTTGCCAATCAATAAAGTATAGAGCTTCTTTATCTATTTTACTTTCGTCAATTGCTAAACTAATTGATGTTCCTTCTGTTGTGTAACCAAACCTTTCGTCTTTTTTCATGTTTTAATTATTATATTTTTTATTATTTTCTTCTTTAATCTTTTTTAATTTACTTACCAAATCATTCAAACCCTGTTGAGGTATTGGAAAATCTTCATCCCATAAATTCAAATATGGTTTTGGATTTGTTAAATCTATTGATGTTGCATTCAATAGAGTTGAATATAAATCCCACTTATTCCAAATTTGATAATATCTTGTACCTTTTAAGTGGATAAGATACCAATCCTTTTCTATTTCTTGTAATTCCTCTATCATAACTCTATTGATTTTTCTTTACATCCTAATAATTGATTTAACCAAACTCTACGATATTCACATTTACAATCCTGATATCCTAATTTGTTTGCAATCCATTGTGCTAAATCATGTCCCCAACCCAGGGTTAGTATCTCAATGATACCTGATACTATGTTTCCTAATTTAATAATACACATACTATTTTTTCTTTTTATCTTCGTTATGATACTTTAATAAGTTTTCTGAATATGTCATCATTTGTAAGTTAGATAATCTATTATCTTTCTTATCTGCATTGATATGGTCAATTACCATACCTGGTGTGATAGGACATACGAAACTTTCCCACATTAATCTGTGACCATACATAATGTTTCTTTCACTATTGTCATCATAGATGTTGAATGTAGTGTATCCTATTTTACATTTAAGAGGATTGATTTCTTTGTAGTTATCAAACACAGCAGTTCTATTCTTTCTATTAGGACCTGTATTTGTTTTTGATACTAATCTACCTGATGTAGATATTAAATACTTTGTGTATTGTATTCCATTGTAGGTTGGAATTACCCATTGTTCTTTTTGACTTTGTGCCATTTAATTTAGTTTTTGTTAATAATATCTAATATACGAAAAAGATTTGAAATTACCAAATCATTTCATATAAATATTAAAAAAAAATAAAAAGCATAAAAAAGGGATTAGCAGTAGAATAATATCAAATGGCACTTCAAAAATTAAAACCTGCTAACCCCAGTATATTAGAATGTATCACACTCTATATAAAATAGCTAAATGCTGATAGAGTATTTATTAAGTGATACATTATATAAACATTCTTTTTTAATTTTGTATTTAAGTTTTAGATTTTATCTTTTAATGTTTAGTTGCTTAGTGCTTTACTTTCAGGAAGTTACAACTTTTTTTTGATATTTCCAAATTATTCTTAAAGTATTTTCACTTTAATTATTCAGTGCTGCTTTACTGTTTCACTGTTGCTTGCTGCTCTCGTTTATGATTTAGATATTGTCTATCTTACACCC